CTGTTAATCATTTCATGCTCCTTAAGAAATCCGAATCAAAGCCGAACTGTTGGTATTGGCAGGGAACTGAACCTGAAACGTAGAGGTTGATGTCCTGTCAGCACCAAAGTCCAAAACACAAATTGCCGCTCCACCGTCTTTGTAGATCAGCGCCCCACGGGCAGTGAATGCCCCGCTCCAAGACACATCGCCAAAGTCAATGAACGACACGCCATCAGAGATGGAAACGGATGGAGTCAGTATTTCGCCTCCCGCCGTATAGCCAGTTTCAACCACCTCACCGTCTGTGGTGTATGCCGAGGTAGATGCATCCAAGGTCGCGGCGTTGGTGTACAGGGCAATCTTGAACACATCAGTCGTGCCAGTTGCAAAATCAAAGTCCGCACTGGCAAGACCCAGTTTAAACGTGTTGCAGGTGTAGTTGCCAGTGAACGCCATTACTTGACCTCCATCCGGTACTGACCAGACCTGTAAGCATCCTGACGCTCCATGCCATCGCCCAAACGTTTGGCAAGCATCAGGGCTTCGTTGTACCTACCTGTGTACATATCCACAACGTCCTTCTCGGACTTCATGAACGCCGCCGCTTCCATCATTGCACCGTACAGCAGTATCGAATCCATGTTGTCACCCAACCATGTCTGACCTGAAGAAGCCGTGGTGATTGACTCAGGGTAGTAGTAATAATGCAACTCTACGCTGTAGGACACATTCGGTGTTGGTCCCAATAGGAACGTCAACTCATTGGTAATCACCGGAGGCGTATTGTTGGTTGTGGTTGGTCCAAACAGCGCGTAGTAATAGGGCTTGCCGGTATCGGTAGGGCTAGGGAAAGACTCACGAATGAAGTTCACATCCTTGTTCAACAAATACAAATATTCGCCAGACGTAGGATCAATCACAGCAATCGAATAGACCGCCAGAAAATCCCCCGGTGAGGACAAGTATTTATTATTTGCCGTTATGGTTCCAGTGACGTTCTTGCGTAGCGAAGGGAACTGAACTGAGTTGTAGATGCGCTGCTCTGCCTGTTGGACAAAGGTCGCAATCTGCTGATCAGAGGTCAAGCCCCCAGCGCCAACCGCTTGCGGGAAGTCGTTCTCGCAATACGCTTTAATTCGCGCTTTCAGTTCAGTGTAATTCACCGATTACCCCATCTTGGTGCTGTGACCGAAGCCTTTGCTGGTGTTCTTTGTGCCGCGAGTACGCTGAGTTTGCGTGTTCGAAATGGCATTCGGATAGCCAGTGTTAGGAGTCGGTTGTGTATAAGGCTTGGGCTGGACGTACTTACCGCATGGGTCAGCAGTCTCAGCCGGGAAGTATTCGAACTTGTCGGTATTCATTAGCCACCCCGGGAAGTAGAGCGTTGGTTCATAGTGCGAGCAACATTGCGCCCGTACTTCTTCATTGCCTCGGAAGTCACGCCGCCTTTGGCGTAGCCTTTGCCATGCATGGATTTCTCATGCTTCTTGACTTCCTGCTTGGCGATTTTTTTCATCTTGCCAGTTTCCATTGATTACTCCTATGTGGTTACTACCGTCACTGTACCCAATTGAATTCCAAGAACAAGATTATTGGGTGTTAAACCATCATCATTTGCTCTTGACCCACCAACGGGAGCAAACCCCCACTGGAAAATCCTGCTACCGCCCTCTGGCGTACCAGTCTGATTTTGGTCAGGACCAGTAGTGTTTACCAATTGCAACCCGCTCAAGCCCGATATGCGATAGCTCAAATCCGGTCTTGGATTGCGAATCGCTTGAGGATCATCCACCGGATACATCCCCAACTGTAGCTGCGGTTGATCAGGTTCCCAGCACTCTGGGCAAACCAGAATGTTGACATTCTTGGTCTTGATGATCAGCCGTTTTAACTGCTTTAGCTTGAACCTGAAAGCGCAGCGGTCACACTCCGCAATCGAGTTCTTGCCAGATGCAAACTTGTTTCCCATGCCTTACTCGATAAAGTATCTGCGCGGCACAAACCGGACTGCGGACTTGTCTCGATCCTCCTCGGTTGCATACTTCCACTGTTCGTCGTACTGCACCTTCAAAGCAGGAATCATCTCAGGAGAAATCTTCTGAGCGAGGTAATACGCCAACCCAGCAATCATGCAGTTCAGGAATCGGAATGGGATGTCCTGCGTCTGAACACCATTACCGGCATCCTGAATACGGCGCAAGCGCCAGTAAACAAAGGTGTAGTAGTTGCTTTGATCGGGCGCGGGCCAGACATAAATTTGCGGATGGTCCACGCCCGTGGTTGTATTTGTCCCTGCGGGTCTTCCATTCGGAGGATAGGTCGCGCCCGACTGACGATCCACCCACACCTGAATCGGACGCCCTGTGGCGTTCTTGTTCGGGATGGTCGCGTAGGTAGAAACGCTGATCCGGGTGATCGTAAGGTCTTGCTGGTTCTGTCCTGTCCCGGTACGGGTAACGTGTTCCAGAAGGTCGATGGTATCCACAGGCAGCGGGTAGACAAACTGGTTCTCGACCAGAGCAATAGACCCTTGCTCAATCGTCCAGAGGTTAACGCCCCGGTTTGCCCATTCGACGGTCAGCAGGTTTAAACTGCGACGGGCTGTACGCAGGTCATAACCTGTCCGCAGTTCTTTGCCGCAACGCTCGAACGCCTCCTCAACGATATTGTTGAGGTCTAGGTTGAACGATGCTGTTCCTGACGTTGTCATTTGACCTTCCTGTAACTAGCCACCTTCTTTGCTACCTTCGGGGGCTGTGGAACAAACTGCTTGCCCTTTGCCTTACCTGCCCGCTTTGCCTTCGTTGTCGCCGCATATTCCGCTGGACTCAAAGCACTAATGGCTTTCTCCGGTTAACTCGGTATCACCTTTGGTAACCAATACACGATCCTTATCAACAGCGACATTTATAGGATCACGATCAGCCATCCGATCCAGTCGATCAATCAACTGCTTCATAATTTCGAATTCTGGCTTTTCCTGTTGGGGGGATGCGCCCGCTACGCCGTTCAGCATAGAGATTAGTGCTGTAAGAGAAGCGCCTAACAACCCCATAACCGCAGCCATTTTGCCTTCTTCCAATACAATGGAAGCCCCTACACCCATAGCCACGATAATGGTTATGTAAACAAGCCCATGACGCCCAATTGCCTTGCCCGCTACTTCTTTAGCGGATTCAGTTACAGGTTCTTTTTCAGCCACGGTAACCCCCGCCCTTCTCTTTGTACTTCTTAGCCAATAGCTGCGCCTTACGGGCGCTCCACTGCCCTGCTGCCGTGCCTTGGGTTGCTGAACCTTTGATCTGGTTGAACAGAGCTTTACGCATTCCGGGCTTGCCATCAGCGCGAGCAGAGGCAGAGGAAACCTTGCCACCAGCCTTCATGCCTTTGCCTTTTGCTACTTCCCGCGCAAGCTCATTAATGTCTTCATTTGAGCGTGTTTTACGAAACGGTGTTGTAGCTATATCCGCGCCGATGCCACCTAAAAGCATGGGTGCGGCAAATGCCGTTCTACGCGCACGAGTACCAAAGTCATCCTCGGGTTTATTTTGGATGTACTTTTCTGCCTTTGTAGTGTACGGAGAGCGATCTTCACGATCAATTTCTTCCGCCACTTCACGGGCTTTGGTTTTTGGGGGTTTAGCAGCCATTACACCATCCTCCCTTTGGTTTTGCCGCGAATAGCGCACCCATCTGCGCGTTTAGACGCTGAGGAAACCTTGCCGCCAGACGCCATCTTTTTGACCTTCCCACCCTTCTTGAACTCAATGCCCTGACTGTCTACACCCATGCGCGGATTCATACGCAAGGTGTTTCTTGGGTCAAGGTCTGCGCCCAAGTTCATGGCGTAAGGGTCTTTCAGGCTTCCTCCCGGCATACCCTTGGCAGAGCCTTTTGCACTCAATGTGGGTTCAACACGCGCCGAAGTTGAAGATGGCTTGCCCATCATCATTTTGGCTAATGCTGCGGTAGCACCTGCGCCACCCAATGCAATAGGAATAGCAGCACTGGGAGCGCCGCCAGACTTCTCTGCCGCTTTAGAAGAAAAGTCCTGACTGCCAAGGTCTTCCTTTTTGACGATGACAGGAGGCTCTGACGTTACCTTGGAGCCGCCGCCCTTTTTATCGGAGCGCAACTCGGTAGAGAATTTCTTGCCGTCAAACTCAAAAGTCTTCTTGCCAGATCGACGGGCAGAGGC